ATTTATCCGGGAAGACGAGCATGTGGTGAGTGGTGAGCTCTGTGTCTCCGCAGTGCAGACGATAGTCCGCATGGCCGGCCCAGTATTTTCTGCCGTTTATAGTCCAGAAGCCACCAGTGCGCACCTTGTCGAACTTGCCTGCCCTGATGTCCTCAGACTGCTCAGCCGTGAAGCTGGTGCCGAGGTCCTTGATCATAGGGACAGAGTTGCATCTTGTCGCTCCGTCAGTTCTGAGCGCTTCGATCACTGCGTTGATGGTCTCGATGTTTTCAGCGTTGTCGCTGGCCAGTCCGAAGACCTCATTGATTGCAGCGATCACTCCCGTCTTGTCTTCTGTGTCAAGGTCTGCCAGGTCTCCGGTGATGAACTTCGCCAGCGTACTGAGCTGGACTGCCTTGACTCCGGTGCCGTCGGCAAACCTTACCAGGATGATGTCCTGGCCGCTGCTGAGTGCTTCGGCGAGTGGTTCCTCGTTAAAGCGTCTCCCGTTTTCGATGTTGATTGTCATGCCTTTTACCTCCTTAATGATTAAGCATATTTATATTTCCAGTCGACCATGATCGCGTTGTCATTGTCGTCCAGAAGCACGTGTCCGTCGTCATCCAGCAGCGGCGCGAAGTAGTCGTTGTGGATGTTCATGTACTCGGTGAGGGTCAGCCTCTCCTCGTGGTTGTTTGTGATATTGATCAGTCTGCCCGCGATGTCCTCATCCAGAAGATCCCGGACGCTTGCGAACCATGCGTTGAAGGCGTTCTGGCTCTGCCTCTGGAACTCTCTGAGGCTCTCAGTGATCTCTGTGAGGCTTGCCTCGCCCCTTGTCTCCAGGCCCTCGATGTAGTTGTCAATCGTAGCCGTGAAGCTGTCGTATGACTGCTGAGCCATGTCGAGGAACTCGGCGTAGCTTGCGTTCGACTTATCAACAAATTCAGCATAAAACGCTTCAAACTGAGCGAAAAAGACCTCCGTGTCGATGCTGTCGATGAACTGGGTGATATATCCGCAGACTGAGCTGTCCGCCCTGGTGTCTGTGATGGAGCTCTGCGTCATGACTGCCTGGTTGGTGCTGATTTTCACCAGTGCCAGCCCCAGCTCATAATAGTCACCGCTTGCCGGCTGTAGCAGCTCAGGAGCCACCGGAGTGGCAGCAGGCGTTCCGGTCTTGACGATGATCTCGCACTTGCGCTCGAGGTAATTGCAGCGAAGGACGACTCTGTCGATCCTGCTGTACTGTGTGGGAGCTGTTGCCAGCTCATAGGTCGCATCCGCCGAGTCATAGGCGAAGGCGCCATTGATCAGGCCGAAACCGGGGCGCACTTTGATGGTCAGGCCGGTGTCACCGGCTACAACCTGGAAGCAGTCCCCTGGCTGGGCCAGCACTCCGTTGGTCAAGAGCTTCGCAAAGAGCAGGCGGAAGAGTTCCGACGTCTCTGCCCTGTCGAAGATCGGCATGCCTTCGGAGTCGACTCCTGTGATCTCGGAGTCAAAATAGCCGTATCTCATTGCCATATTATGAAGCCTCCCTTTTGATTATTTTGACGATGTTGGTCATGACGTCGTTGCCGAAGACAACGCTGAGTGTCTGCTTGCTGCCTTCGTAGACTTCCTGGATCTCTGTGATCCTCTTGGTCGTCTCGATGCCGACGTCCATGTAGCGATAGGTGCAGAGGTCTCCCAGATCGAAGTCTGTCATGTAGACAAGGTTCGCATCCGGATCCACGTCACTGTTGACGGTCTCCACCTTCTCATACTCCGCGAGCTTCTCCAGTCCACGCTGCCGGAGCAGTGCCCGGTATTGCGCGGCTGTGTAGGTGTGCTCTGTTCCACCTTCATCTGTGTAAGTGCTCTGCAGGTCTCTGGCGTCAACATAAAGCTCCCGGCGTTCATCGCTCGGATCTGTTCTGATGTCAACCTCCACCACTACCCTGGCAGCGCCTTCACCTTCTCCGGCCACGTAGGCGTAGTTCTTGCAGTCCGACTCGTCCCTGTCGTAGACTGCGTTCTTTACGTTGTAGAACTTGTCCGAGAAGATCGCCCAGCTGTTCACCTCCTGGCTGTCTGTTCTGTCCTTACCCTGCCACACCTCGAAGGTGAGACTGTTGGTCAGATAGTCATATACAAGCCGATGGCTCTGCTCCTGAGTTCTCTCGATCTCAAAGAGCTTGTCGCCCAGGCTGTCCCCGGTAGCTGTGACCGTGACACTCGTGCCTATGCCCTTGACCGTGCCGAGCTTTATCTGCGGGATTTTCCGCCCCGCATCTCCCGGGCTGATCAGGTACTTCTGCACAAGCTGGCGGCCGATGGACTCCGGTGTGCCTGTGAGGTTTATCTGTGTATTGAGCACCCTGTTGTTGAGCAGCTCCTCCGAGAAGTAGCCCTTGCAGTAGGCTGTCCTTGCGCCCTTTGCGTCCCTGGCGAAGTTTACCTCCCGGATAACGCCGAGATCTGTGCGGTCGCTCCGGTACAAGTAGCGTCCGGTGTTCATCAGCTCAAAATACTCGGCGGGAGTGTATAATTCAAAAAGACCGGCCGCATAATAGCGCCGATCCCATATCAATGTATTGAACACGCTGACGATGCCAAGCGTGTCGAAGTTTTCGTCTAAAATTATTAAATTCATAGGCTACACCCCCAGGTACTTCGGACGGTAGAACAGGTTGACGTCCAGGTTGGTGTAGTTCTCGTCTGCGTCATATTCCAGATAATTGTCGCCGACTTCGAGCTTGAACGGCTCGCTCTGTCTGTCTATGTGCTGGTAATAATTGACGCCGTTGAGCGTGATGGTCTGGTGCCTGTCGTTTGTATCGATCAGGAGGACGTCGCCCTTCTGCATGGCCACCTTGACCCTCATATACTGACCCGTCCCGGTGTTCGTGATCTTTGGGTTCGTCACTGGTCCCCTGGTGGCCACGAACTGGATCTGCACACCTGTCGGAACGTCTCCATCATTGGAGAGCACAACCTCTTTGTGCAGTGTTCTGTAGCCCATTGTCATGCCGCCCAGGAGAAGCCCACGGGCTTCCGGAGGGTAGTCCAGCTTCCCGGATGTCATCCTGGAGCCCAGCACCATCCAAGGAAAAGCAAAAAGCGGGCTGATGTTGGCCATGTTCTTGCCGAAGTTGTCGACGTTGAGCATGTACGGATCCGGACAGAGCAGGTCGGCCATGATCTTGAGCTTCTGGTCAAGGTTTACCTGCTTTTGAAACGTCCAGCCCTCCAGCTCGTACTCGATGTTGCGGCTGACGCCCAGGTTCGTGATCAGAGCCTTGCCGACATACTTCGGGTTGAAGAACTTGATCACCTTCGCCCTGTTCTCTGCGTTGTTTTTGTTGCTTCTGAAGCTGGCTTCGATGTGGATCGGTCTCGGCTTGATCTTCTTGCCATCGACTGACGCCCCGTCTACCAGGGCGTTGTCTGATGTGCTTATCTCAAGATCAGAGGACTCGAGGCCGGACACCGCTGTGATGTCGATGTCCTCCCCGGGTCCCATCCTTAACACTTTACCGTTGCAGCTCAGCTCAATGTGTAATGTGTTTATTGTCATTTCACACCTCCGAATATATTCCGAGCAGCCTCTCGCTGTGTTCTGCTTACTTCCGAAGGCGTTGCCACCGGTACGTTGTAGGTGTTGTCCTGCTCGATGTGCTGGTCGTAGTAGACCGTCGTGCCCGTTCCGGCTGTCGCTCTTGCGGATGTGCTGGTCATCTGGTTAGACAGCGAACCGACTGAGGCGTTCATTTCTGCCTGCATTGCGCTCACGAGCTTGCTGGCGTTTGCCTTCATGCCCTTGATCGTCTTCGGCATGGTTCTCTCCACACCTTCGCCGACGCCTGGCATGATGAACTTGCCGACCTCATCGCGGAAGGCTCTCGAAGGCGAGTTGATGCCGAGCGCCTCCTTCGCGCTATCCAGGAGGCTCTTGGCCAGGTTGCTGACCTTTTCCTTCAACCAGTCCCAACCGCTGCTGATACCGTTCCAGAGTCCCTGGACGATGTTGCTGCCGATCGCTTTGATGCTATCCGGCAGACCTTTCAAGCCGTTCACGACTGAGTCGAAGAGCTGCTTCGCTGCTGCTGCACCCTTACTTGCGAGATCGGATCCCCAGCTCACAACCTTGGCCGCTGCCTGGCTCAGATAGTTCCACACTTTTCCCGGAAGCTGTGACAGGAGGCTCGTGATCTTGCTGATCATGTTGCTGATGGCCGTCGATGCGTTTGACACCATCTGCTGGCCCCAGCTGATGACCTTCGTCACTGTGTTGACGAGATGCGTCCACACTTTCCCAGGAAGCTCTGAGACGATGCTGTTGATCTTCGAGAGCATGTTGGTCATGGCTGTCGAAGCGTTCGAGAGCATCTGCTGACCCCACTGGATCAGTCTCGTGACGGTATTGACCAGGTGCGTCCATACCTTGCCCGGAAGCTGCTGCACTATGCTGTTGATCTGGCTCAGCATGTTGGTCATTGCCGTGCTGGCATTGCTGAGCATCTGCTGACCCCACTGGATCAGCCTGGTCACTGTGTTGACCAGATACGTCCACACCTTGCCCGGAAGTTCCGAGACGATTGTGGTGACGCTGTTCACCATGTTAGTGATGGCCGTCGATGCGTTTGTCAGCATCTGCTGGCCCCACTGGATCAGGTTCGTGAGCACCGACTGGAGGAAGGTGCTGTTGCTCGTCATCATCGTAGTGAAGAACGACTTGACGTTCGAGAGCAGTGTCGAGCACAAGCTGGTCACTGCGTCCCATATAGCAACCGCTCCGGTTCCGATAGCGCTCACTATTCCGGTGAAGATCTTCGGGATGGCTTCACCGAGGGCACTTATGAGCTCAGGGATGGCCTTCTCGAGCTGTCCCCACATCTCCTTCGCTGCGTCGAATATCATCGGCACGGCGTCCACCAGAGCCTCGACGATTGCCACGATTATGTCAGGGATGGCTTCCACCAGGCTGACCACGATGGTCGGGATGGCTTCAATCAGTGCCATGAAGAGACGGATGCCTGCTTCAAGGATCTGAGGGGCCGCTGTCACCAGTGCAGTCACCACGCCGGTGATGATCTGCGGAAGAGCGTCCACAAGTGCGTCTATGATAACCGGCAGAGCATCGACAAGCGCTAACAGGAGCGTGATGCCTGCGTCGATTATTTTCGGGATTGAACCGACCAAAAACTCAACTATTGCCGTGATTATAGCCGGAAGGCTCTCGATCAAGGTCGGGATTGCAGCGAGGATCCCCTCAGCCAGCCCGATGATTAGATCAAGCGCACAGTCTAAAATTGCAGGAAGCTGAGCGATCAGGCTCTCCGCAACGTAGGCTATAAGCTCAACAAGTGCCGGCAGAAGTGTCGGAAGCATCGAGGAGATGCCACTCACTATACCGGTGAAGATGGTCGTGATTGATGTCAAAAACTGCCCCAGAGAGTCCCCGCTGATGAAGTCGGTGATCGTGCTGACCACCTGCTGAGCCGCAGCAACGAAGTCGAACTCCGTCACGGCATTGGCCGCCATCGTCAGAAGCGACTGCACCGAGCTCACAACGGCAGGCACTAAAGTCGCCACAAGCGAAGGGATCTGTCCTGCTATCGCACCGATGACCTGCGGGAGTGTTTCCGTCAGTCTCGGGATGATCTCGTTGAGGTTTTTGACTATGTTCTCCGCAGCTGTTCCAAACGCATCCGCAAGCTGTTCAGCATCTCCGGATCCGTTCATAAAATTGTCCCATGCTGCCTTTGCGGCGTTCATGGAACCCTCGAGAGTTGTCGAGGCCTCAGCTGCTGTCGTGCCAGTGATCCCGAGCTCGCCCTGGATGACGTGGATCGCCTGGTACACATCGTTCAAGTTGTTGATGTCATACTTGACGCCGCTGATCTTCTCAGCATCAGCCAGGAGTCGTTCCATCTCCTGCTTGGTGCCTCCGTAGCCCAGCTTCAGATTGTCAAGCATTGTATAATTCTGTTTAGCGAAGCCCTGGTATGCGTTCTGGATGGCTCCCATGTCGGTTCCCATCTTGTTCGCATTGTCTGACATGTCGATGATCGCCATGTCGGCCACTTCTGCGGCTTTCGCTGTATCTCCTCCGAGTGACTGGAGCAGGGAAGCTGAGAAGCTCGTCACCGTGCTCATGTAGTCATTGGCCGAGAGTCCGGCCGTCTCGTAGGCTCTGTTCGCCGAAGCGATGACTGCATCCGCAGCATCTCCGAAGAGCGTCTCAACGCCTCCGACGTTCTGTTCAAGGGAGCCCACACTCTCGAGGGCTGTCTTCCCCAGGTTTGTGAGAGCGTCCACCGCTCTCGTCATCATCTGGCCGGTGAACACGCCCAGCGCCTGCTGGGCGATGCTTCCGACCTTCCCCATGCCTGACTGTAGTCCATCAGTTTCCAGGCTGGTGTCAAATTTAAGAGTGCCATCTGCTGACATGACCGTCACCTCACTGTTTTAATCTAAAGAGGCTGGGTTGCCTCCGTTCATTAGTAGGGTGTTGAGGTCACTCTCGAGCTTCTGCCGGTCAGCGCTTTCCGGTAGCGCATAGAGGCGCTTCATCCGTTCGTAGTGCTGCCGCTGTTCCTTTGAAGCCTTCGCTGGGATCTTCATCGTTCTGTAGCCGATGATCTTGACCAGCTGGGTCTCCTCCGGAAGTGATCGAAAAAGAGCTCGAAACTGCCACCAGTGGAGTGTTGCACGCGCCAGGTCTATGCCATAGACCTGCAAAAACGCGGCGTAGATATAGTCGGCGTCGTATTCGTAAGAGTAGGGCGGAGCTTCTCCGCTGCCTTCCTCGGCTTCCTTCGTCTCGGCTGGTTCCGAGCCGCATCGGTAGAACCAGATCAGCCTGTCAACTGCCTCATCCACCGCGTCATAGTCGAAGACTATGTTCGGGTAGTAGAGCTCGAGGGCTGTCTGGAGCTTGTCCGCATCATCCAGGCTGTCGTCCTGGAGCACCTCCTCGAAAAGGATGCCGGTGCGGAAGTCGGTGCTGATCCCGACCTTCTGGCCGGAGATCTCGACCTCCTCAGGTAGTCCGTCAATCAGTAGGTTCAATGCTTGCCTTTGTTGTGCCCGCCTTTACCCGAGACGAACTGCTGGGCCTGCTGCTGTCTGATTGCTGCCTGCTGGCGCTGGGTGTACTTGTTTGTGAAGTCGTTCAGACGCTTGCGCTCTGTCATCGCCCACTCGTTCACCTGCTCCATGGCTTCCAGGTGCTCCATCACGTTCATGCGTCCCCCGAAGAGCTTCTCCGAGGTTCCTTCTCCGAAGATCTTGTCGAGGCACTCGTTTGTCACCTCGCACTGTGCACGATAGTGGTCTGATGCTCTGGTATAGCCTGCTGTCTTGGCTGCCTGAGCCTTGTCACGCATCTCGAGCATTGCACCCTCAAACACGTCCATGAAGTCCGCATCCATAAGGTCGCCTGTAAGTGTTACGCCGTTAATAATAAGATCCATATTCTGTTGTCCTCCATTCTGGTCAGCACGCTATAAAAAGACAGCGCCAGACCGTGCTGTTTGTCTGACGCTGTCCTGGTCGTCTCCTGTCTTTTGATCAGGCGCACGTCGCCAGTGTTTGCTTGTTGTAGGGCTTAGCCCTGCTCTGTGTCATACTTACCGGTGAAAGTGCCGGCAGTGAAGACCTTGTTCACGGTGTCGAACTTGCCCTGGATAGGATCACCGACTGCGTGAAGAGTTCCGGACACTGCGATCTTCTCACCACCGCCTCCGGAGAAGTCGCTGACTTCGTTGGCCACGGTAAACTTGCGGGCCTTGTACTCTGCCAGCTCGTCCGAAGGAGTGCCGATAGGGTTGAACAGATCGACACGGATGTACTCGTGCTGAGCTGCGTCACCAGTGTGGTGATCGCGTCCGTCAAGGTAGAGCGCATAGATCGCCTTCTGGGAAGGGATCAGTCTGCTCTCGTAGCTGAACTCGGTCTCGTAGCTTGTGATGTCTGCAGACGCTGTCACCTCGTTGATGTAGGTCTCGTTGTCAGACTGAGCTCCGGGACTCTCGTCCAGAGTTGTGAAACCTGTGCCCATGAGCTCGTTGCTGTCGCCGACCTTGAGATAGTCTGCGATCGCGTTTCTGAGCAGAGCGGCACGGCTTTCGTCAAAAAGCTGTAAATTGAACTTTCTCATTGCTATGCCTCCTTGTGATAATTGAGTTCTAATTGTATTTGATACCGGGCGTTCTGCATCGACTCGTCGAACATATAACCGGATGACAGCACTCTGAGCTTCTCCGGGTGCATCCCTTCCGGGAGCTCCGGAAAGCGCCCCGCTGCGTCCTGGGCTTCCACCCAGTCAGCGAAGTCTTCGTAGAAGGTACTGTTGGCGATGTTCTGGATCCGATCCATGCTGTAATATTCCCGGCTGCCAAAGTTGAACTGGTAACGCCTGTCCGAGCTTCCGTCGATGTACTGCTCGATGATCGGGTCAAAGATGCCCGTCTCGATTGTGTACTCCTGAGGCTGATCCCCCAGGGCGTCCACTCTGAACACGCCCTCCGCCAGAAGCGGACAGTCCAGGAAAAAGGCAGCCACGCCCTCGATGATAGACTTGACCATGTCCTCCCTCCTTTACTGGTTTATGAGCTTCTGGATCTGTGCCTTGTTGGCCACTTTCATGCGCTCGAACCACCTGCCACCGCGTCGGGAGTCGTAGCTCCTCGTCTCGCTGGTGTTGTAATACTGTGCCCGAGCATACGGGGCGATATACTGAACCATGCCGGAGCCGATGACCGTGCCGAGCGTTCCGGATCTCTCCAGTGCTCCGGTCCTTTTCGGAACCATCGGAGCGCATAACCGGAGGACCTCACTGTCGACAATCTCCTGCTTCTTTTTGAGCACTTCGTTCAATCTCGGAGCACATCCGGCGTTCCATACAAGCTGGACTTTGCCGTTTCTGCCCTGGATGATCGCACCCCTGGGGCTTGTTATAGGTTTGAATGCCATCTACTCACCCCCTATCCGCCAGTGCTTCACTGCTTGCGAGCCTCTGATCGTGTTGTCCGCGTACTCCTTCACCGTTATGACGTCAGCCAGGAGATCCTTGGCCAGAGCTTTCACTGCCGTCGCATCGATGGCTTCGGTCAGCTCTGTCTCACATGCCAGGATGATGTCCCCCTTTTGCAACGTCCAGTGGCTTCCCACTTCGTCAACGGGCAGCGCTTTGAAGGCATGCTCATCGACGTAGGTCCGCCCATTCTGGACGGTTGCGTCAATCGGGATCCGCAGCTTGTAGGTCAGACTTTCAGAGTGAGCTCCGTCAGTGGAATGTCCTGAGCTTCGGGACTCCAGGAAGGACGCGCTGCTGATGCAGGTCGGATAGAATAACTCACGCCGGTCTTCGCCCAGGCGTTTATTAAAGACTGTCACAACCTTCTGCACAATCACAGCAGCCACCTCCCATCTTGACCCTTCTGCTGAGCCATCCCGTCGGCAGCAGGTACACCCTCACAGCCTCTGCGATCTTCTTGCGAAGTGCTTCCTCAGCTGTCTGGCCGTCCTGTGCTTCTGTCACATAGGTGACAGCGTAGCCGTCGTTGCTCTCGCTCTTAATGCCGGCAGCAGAGCCGCCTGTCGCACTGGTCTGTTTGTCGTTAAAGTAAACCACCTCCGCAGCTGCGCACACGGCCAGCTTGACCCTCTCATTCTCAGCCGCGAAGATGTCGCCGTTCACGTAGGTGAGGTAGCTGATGGCCGCCTCTGCCTTCGTCTCGGCCTTGTTGAAGTCAGCCTCCGGGATAGTATTCCCGAAGGCCTGACTGTAATATTCATAATCGACGTAGCCCATCAGCTCACCTTCCTCTCATGGCTTACGCGCCAGCCTTCAAAACTGCGAACGGGAAGCGCTTAGTCTTGTCAGTCTTGAGCGCATTGACAGGGTTAGGGATCTCCCAGCCGAGTCTCATGACTGCACGGAGCGCAACCATGTCGTTCTGCATGAGGTTGTATGCGATAGAGCCGTCAGTGTTCTGAACAACGCCCTCAGTAAAGAGCTTGAAGGTGATGTCCTGGCGGATGCTGTACACTAACTGAGAGAAGTCGCCGGAAACCATGAGGGCCTCGGCCTTGTCCCAGGAACCGTTGCGAGGGAAGTGCATCGCAGAGCCGTCCAGTGTGTAGTTGCCAGCTGCCTGCATGGAGCTGAGGAAAAGAGGACGCTCCTGGAGATCCTTGAGGCCGCGGAGCTTTGCTCTCATGCTGATGTCAGCAACGTGGCCGGTTACGAAGTAGCCAGAGTCCTCGACCTTAGCCACAACGCCACCCTCGTCGAGGATCTTGTCGTAGAGCTTGTCGCTTGCTCCAAGAGTTGCAACTGCTCCAGCTGCAACGGCTGTAGGAACAAGGCCCTGTCTCCAGTTGGTAGGCTTGCCGGTGCCGAAGAAGATGGCCTCATCGATTACCTTGCCGAATGCTTCCTGCACGCGAGGCTTAACCTCTCCCCAGATGTCGTACTCAGAGTCGTCGAGCACTGCCTCAGGGATCGGAACGATGACTGCGATCTCCTCTGCGTAGATGGTCTTCTTGTCCCATGCCTGCTTTGTGGTCTTCTTCTGCTCAGCATCGCCGTCAACGAAGTAAGCGATAGGAAGAGAGTCAAGCACAGGGAGCTTGGTCTGCTTGCTGGTCATGTTGGCGAGCTTACGACCGAGGGAAAGAGCGGAAGACTGCTCGATAGTTCCCTGGATGATCTCCTTCGCATGCTCCTCAGGGATGAGGGCTTCAGCGTCTGTGCGGAAGATGCCAGTCGCATCGTCGTCAAAAAGCTGTAAATTAAAATACTTTCTCATTGTCTTTTTACCTCCGTAAAATGTAGTCGTGTATTAGCGACGCGCCGCTCTTCGGATGGCGTTGTTGACGATGTCGTTCGCACTCTGGGAGCCTGAGCTGCCCTGGTTCGATCCATCTGTCCCGGTTCTCACCTTGTAAGTGCCGGTGCCGCCAGCCACGAAGCGTGGGTTGTCTTTAAGGTACTTAGTGACAGCCTTCTCGAAGTCGAGCTTGTCATCCTGCTCCATGAGCCCCTTGATCTTGAACATGACGTAGTCGATGTCCTCCTCACGGACTCCTTTGCTGCGGAGTGCGTTGCTGTTCTTCAAGGCCTCCAATTCTGCACGAGCATCGTCGCGCTCCTTGGTGAGGCTGTCGACGTCGGGCTTGCTTGCTGCCTGCTTGGCTTTGTAGTCTGCGATTGCCTTCCCCACTTCGTCCTCGCTCATGCCCTGCTGTTTGAAGTAGGACGCGAGGGCTGCCTTCTCGGCTCTCTGGGCTCTTGCGTTCGCAATTTCCTCAGCCTGCTGGAAGCTGTAGGCTCCCGCCGTGTTATTGCTCCCGGCGTTGTTGTTACCCTGGCCGCCGTTGCCAGATCCGGCTGCGTTTCCACCCTGGGAGCCAGAGCCGCCCTGACCGCCGTCGTCAAAGAGCTGTAAGTTGAAGATGTTGTGCTTCATTGTCTTAATTCCTCCGTTTTTAATGTGCGTGAACATTTCCGTTTTAGGCCCGTCGGCCATAATAAAAGCGCCCGGGACGAGGACGCTCAAATTATCGTTATTGTGTTTTTGTAGCTGTCCTGGATGCGGTTGATCCCGATGTACCAGGTGTCGATCAGCGCCTTGCCGATCGGGTTGAGGTTTAGCCAGTGGATCCGGACGTCACCGACCTCTTCCACTGTCTCGATCTTCATGCCAGCGATTGCCTCAAGCCCCTCGATGAGGGTGAGGGTCAGAGCTGAGACCGCAGCGCAGACTATATTCTGACCGGGCTCTACTCCCTCCGGTCTCGGAGCGTGGCCCTTGACCGTTATGTCGTTGAGTCCAAGATGTACTTCTACCATAACTTCCCCTCCTCTGCCGCTTTCATATCTTCCCGGCGCTGTCTCTCCTGGCGTTCTCTTTCCCGGTTGACTGCCTTCTGATACTGTTCGGCCTTCCATTGTGCGTAGACCTGAGGGCTCGGTGAGATCCTGCCCCTGGTCCTTCCTGTATAGACTCGCTCCATCTGCTCCGGCAGGTGCATCGCATCAGAGAAGTGTCTGTACTCCTCCAGCTGTGCCTGATACTTGCAGCGGGCGATCGTGATGTCTTCCTGATCGGCTCCGGCCTGACGCAAGAGCTCCACCTGTTCGCGCCTTGCTCTCATGGCCGTCTCCATCTGCCTCTGCTTCTGGGTGGCCTCGTAGGTGGTGTACTCTCTGCCCCGGAACTTGACCGGAGTGTTCTCCCTGGCGTTCTGCTGTTCGAGCCACTCGTCTGTGTAGAGCCT